CTTTTTCTCCCAAGCCATAGCCGCACCTGGAAAGCTTCCTGACCATCCTTCTAAATGAACTCTGGGAGTAGAAATAATTTTACTCGCAGTTTTGCCACAAGAAGGACATGTTAAATGTTGAGTGTACTCTGTCAATTCCTCAAAGTAATTATCACAATGAGAGCAGTGAAACTCAAATAATTTCCTCATTTTGTAAATCCTCATAAGATTGTTCACTCACCGATTGTAGTGAGAGAATCCATTGAAGTATATCTAACTGACCTTTACGTTTATGATATTCTTCTAACGTATCAGTTGAAATAATCTGATTATACTGGTTAAATAAGTTTTGTGTATCTTCTATGAAATCTTTCCACCCTTTAGTGGACATCATAGAAAACCTTTCTTCGTAATACTTTTGTAGCTCTTTATCTATAGGCATATATTAATAATTATATCACAAAATAACTAGATTGTCAAGCTTGTTTCTGCTGTTGCATCTGCATTTCAACAATTTCTTTATTTTGATCCATATCTTTTTCTTTGAGCATGAGTTCAGCAATTCTTACACGTCTATCAAATTCAGCTCTAATCATATCATCTTCATTTGGTAGATTAGTTGAAATAGCTGTAAGAACCTTAGCTTTAACAGCTTCAGGTTCAAATCTAGCTTCTGTAAGATGTTTAGCAGCCAATGCTTCACGTTCTTTAGCTTCACCCATTGTTTTAGCTGTTTCAGCTTGAGCCTGTTGTAATTGCAACTGCATAGCAGCTTGTTGCATTTGTTGTTGTTCAGGATTAGGCTGCATAGCTTGTTGTAGAGTAACAAGAAGTTGTTCTCTATTTGGTAAGCTAGAGTTTTGTAAAATACCTTGAAGTAGGATTGGAGTAAGTGGACTATCTGGTCCAAGTGTTTTAAGTAGATTAATAAACTGCTGTTGTTCTACCTCACGTGCTAACATACCTAATGTTGAAGCAGGTACAAACTTCCAATCTTGTACTGGGAAATGTTCTGGATCAAACTGCATAAATCTCCATGCAGCTTTTTCAATAAATGGAATTAAAAATTGATCTTGGAAATTAACAAGTGTGCGTTTGTTCTTTTTAAGAATTGTAGCTAGTGTTACAGATAACTCACCACCCGCTGGTGTTGTTGCCATACCTGCTGTATCAAGTGTACCTGTGGCTTGTAATAACATAGCTTCAAATGCTTGTGCTGTTTGAATACCACTAGCGTCAGTAGCACCAAACTTAAATGGCATAAGGACTTCAGCAGGATTACCATTAGTTAAAATAGATTTGCCTGGACGTACCTCAAACTTACTACCACGTGGAAGACGTGTAGCATCCATCGCCATCATAGGAACTGTAGTAAGTGCTAAACCATCTAAATAGCTACGAAGCTGAGCATCAATAGCTTTTTGCATATTGAAGCCTTTTTCTGCAATACCTCGTCCCCAGAAACGATTAGGAACTGTATCATCTTGATAAGCTAGAATAGGACGATCTTTCATCATGTAAGGTGATCGTTCTGCTTTAAGTAATTTAGAATCATTAGCTACAACAACTAATGCTTCTACTAAATTACCATATTCTTCCATAAGTTCTGAAGTTTCTTCTTCAAATAAATCTTCTACTTCATTATCTACGCTATCTAAAAGTTTTTCAGGAATTAAACCATAGTAACGTATTACTTTAATTTTATCGTCTTTGTAATGCTCATCAATCCAACTAGCCTCTAAGTCTGAATCATCTGTTGGATCATCATTAACATCTACATTAAAATAAACACCATTAGTGATGCCTTCAGCAATTTTATGTGCTGATACAAATTCTTCAATAGCTACACCCATAGCATCTTCAATAGAAGTTGCAGTAGGGTCAATAACAAAATTTTGAGGACTGACTGGTTTAAGAACTACATTAACTTTTTCTTTTTCTTCTACACCAATAGCAACTGCATCCATGTCTTGCATAGGACGAGAAGCAGGCATTAGTTCTTTAGTTTTCTTAATACTAAGTTCACCAATACCAGTACCATAGATAGATGCTAAGAGGATGACATCACCTACAGCTTTACGTAGTTTATTTTTCTTAAAGCACTCTTTCATGTAGTTCTTCATGTATTCTACATCTTGAGGCTGTTGATCTGCTAGATCATCTTTAATGTCAAATAGATGGTCACCTTGACCAAATACAGCTTCTTCAATTTCTGCTGTATGGTTTTCAATAGCTTGTTGTAGTGCAGGAGATGTAACACGGCTACGTTCTGAATCACGCATCCTGTCTTGAGCTGCCCATTCTCCTCTCCAGAGACGTTCATACTCTTTCCATTTTTCTAGGTAGTTTTGATCTCGGTGGTCTCGCCACTCCTCTACATTACCTAATACCCAATCTACTAACTTATTTGACATAGTTTTTCCTCTTTTAGTATCCTGCTACTGCGTCTAATGCTTCGTATTCTTCTTCCTCATAGTCTTGGAAGTATTCTACAATTTGAATTTGATCTATGTATGCTAAAGCATCAATCAAATCATCATGTAATTGTGAGTTAGGAAAGTTGACAAGTTGATCTATAAACTCATTGTTCCACTCTCCATGATTTAGCGTTACTTGTCCGTGTTCAAAACGTCCTTGTAATGCCCAAACAATTCTGTCTGTCTTCTTTTGATTTCCATGAGTACAATCATCAATCCTAAAATAGTGATTGTGTTTTCTCATTAAATCCATAAGGTAAGGTAGAGCTGCGTTCTTTAAGCTACCTTTCTCAATACCTACTGCTGTGGGTTGGTATTCAACAACAGCTTTCATAATTTCATGGCAGGTTTGTTTAATATCCCATCTACCATGCTTTATGTCTGCGACCCACCATCCTCCTTCGTGGACTTTAACGACTGCAATCGCTGTTTCATCCAGTTTTTTATTTTTATTCGCTGACTCTTTATCAACATTAATAAAACCAGCAAGGTCAACAGCAATAAAATATCGACCATCATCAGGCTCTTCATCATCGACTTTAATCCATTCTTCTTTAAAGATGTCTCTACTTGCTGCTTCAAAAGAAGCTAGAAACTCTTGTCTGAAAGCAAAGCTACTCATTGTATTTCTAGCAGCTTCAATTTCACTTTCAGGAATTAATGGGTTATCATAGGATGTATAATGAAACCCAGTCCATTGTTTATCTTTACCTGTTTGTGCAAATTGAAATAACTCATAAAAGTGATTACGACCTTTAGGAGTTCCAATAAACAATGCACCACCCTGAACATCAGCTAAGGCAGGACGTAGGATTTGTTCCCACACATTAGGTTTAATATCAGCGTATTCATCAATAACACAAAAGGCTAAACCAACCCCACGAAGTGTATCTGGTCTATCTGCACCTTTTAAATAAATCTTTCGATTATTAACAAGTGTTAGTACAGATGTATTCTCATGAGCTGACTTAATGACTTCATGTCCTAGCTCTTTGAGTAGTCCCCACAAAATATCTTTAGCTTGTTGATAAGTAGGTGCTACATAAAACACATCTTTACTATCACTTTTTAGAGCTTCAATAAGAAGCATCCAAGCAGCGAGTCTAGACTTACCAAAACGTCTACCTGCTGCTACAATTTTAAATCTATGATCGTCATTAAAAACTTCACGTTGTTTATCGTGAAGCTTAACTTGTAAGCTAGTCACTAATATTGTCCATAAACAGGTTTATCTAATAATTTAGCTTTACCTGATTTAATTGCCTCTGTGGCTTTTTGTTTAATCTCATCTAATGATTTACTGCTTTGACCTATTTCAATGCCTAAAGAATTATTAAATAAATCCATTTGTTTTTCTTCTGGGGTTTGCCTAATAGCTGCTCCTCCAAGAACACCAAAAGGCATAGGCACTTCATGCCAACTACTTACTCCTTTAGCTACATTTGGACCATACTTACGAGTCATCTCTGCTGTCCAAACTAAATGCCGCCAAGCATCTGCTTCATCCCCAATGCCTGTACCTGTAGGATAACGATTAGCAGCTTCTTGTGCTATACCTGTTCCTCGAACAGTACTAAACACATCTTTTACAATGGCAAAAGGTTTAAAAGTATCTTCAGCCATTAAAAATCCATTTCATAATTAATGAATAAACCTTTATCCCAATTATTTTTATAAGCATTAGCAGAAAGCTGTCCAGGACCTACTGGAACATTAACATTAGCTTCATAGCTCTTACCATAAGGACTACTTACCATTCTAACTCCTAAGTTTTCTAAATTAAGGGCATATTCTTTAACTAGCTCTTCAGGAGTTTTAGTAAGTACAGCACTTAATGGACCAATGTTACCTGACACCTGTTTGATGTTTTCATCCATCAAAGCTCTAAACATAGCATTATTTGCATATAGCGTTGCAAACGCATATGGGTTTATTTTATTCTCAGAGGTTGGTTGGTAGGTTGCTCCACCTCCAACATTAACTGCACCTACTGGAGTGTAAGTTGTATTCCCTACGTTTCCTCCTACAACTGCCTCTTGAGGATTCACATAGCCTTCGAGCATTCCTTGATTGTATGGCATATTATAAAGTTCTTGATATAGACGCATATCTCCTTCGTCTAATCTAGGAACTTTAGGCACTACCCCAAAAGGAATAAACTCGTCACTCATTTTCTTCTACAATTTCTCCGTCTATTACATCTTCTTCTTCAGAAGCGTTTATTGTTGTTTCACCTACACCCATAATTTGGATGCTTATCTGATTGCTCCTACCCTTCATCTTCTGAATGTAGTCTTGTGGAAGCACCCTATCCATTACTAGCTTTAAACATGCCATTTGATCTTGGTCGTCATCATCTAAAGCTTTATCTAACACTTTCTGAACAATGTATTTAGATTTCCTGCCGAGCATCTCTGCGAGGATTTCCTGACTTCTTTGCTTTTTACTTTGAGGAAGCGTAGCTTTCTTATTGATTGCCGCAGGCAACGGGGGAAGACCCTGTTCCTCACGTTCTTTATTCTGAGCTTTTATCGAGGGGCGACCAGCTCCTGGACGTTTTCCACCTCTACGTTCTTTCTTAGGAGTGGTTGCTTCGGCAGAAGCCACTTCTATTTTTACATTTTCCATACAATAATTATATCATAATTACTTGACTTTGTCAAGGGATTCGTTTATCGAAGATAAACTCATTTGTAAGAAGCTTCAGCTTCTCATGTCTAATTTATTAAATTCTATTGACAAATTAATAAATATAATGTATAATTAATTAATAATTAATATATATATAATAATATATATAATATATATATATAATATATAATTAATAATAATAAAAAAGCCCTCATAAAGAGGGCTTAATTAATTATATATAATGTGTTTTTTTACTATAAGTAAAAAAATTATTTATTCATTACATACATAGTTACTTCAAAACCAAATCTCATTTCAGTTGCTGATGGCTTAGTCCACATAGTTATCTCCTTTCTTGATAAAGTTATAAACTTTCTAGTTTATATTAATATTATACCAAGAAACTAAAGATCTGTCATGCAGAAAACCATTAAGAGTTCCTAAGAAACTCGTTTTTTACTTAATGTCAATGATTTTAGCTTTTTTCTCTTCAGGAAGTACATTATCCAACAGAATACTCAATATTCCATTTTCCATTGTTGCTTCTTTAATAAGCATAGTATCTACAAGCCTAAAGCTTTTAAGAAAATTCCTGTATGAAATCCCATGATGAAGGTATTCTACCTCATCCTTGTCTTTTTTACCTTCAATAGACAATTTACCATCTTTTAGCTCAACTTTGACATCTTTTTTATCAAAACCAGCTAAAGCCATTTCAATTTTATAAGAATCGTCATCTACTTTGATGACATTGTGATGTGGAAACTTATCCACTTGTTGGAAGAAAGCATCTACATCAGAGAAAAACTTATCAAATCCTAATGTAGCCCCATGAAAATAATTTTTATCTGCATAAAAATTCACCATTTTAAACTCCTTATTAAATTAATCAAAGAATATTTGGAGGACGAAACGTCCCTCCTTCATATAAAAGCACAAAGCAAACTTGTTTTGCGACTTTACGACACTATTATATCACCTTTTTTTTATAATGTCAAGTGTCTTTTGCTTATATCCCCCAAAATCCCTCTCGTATCATAGGAGTGATCCTTGTACAAATATACAGAAACACAAATATACCCCCCCCTGTATGACTTTTGTATGACGATAGTATTACATTCGTAATACATTTGTATTATAACTATTGGTTATATGCTTATAACTTTAGGTTATATAAAATCAAAGTCCGTTTTATGCACCCATATAAGCCCATAATAATTATTAGAATCAAGCCCATATAAATTACTAATTTTTAAAGGAAAAATTTAGAAATTTTAGAAAAATATTTTCATTCAGAAAAATCAAAAAATATCAATAGTTTTTTAAAAAAATTTAAAAAATGTTGAATTAAAATTAAAAGTATGATATTCGCATACGCGTTACATTTAATCGTGCAAAATGTTCTGTTGTTTGGTACAATCATGAACATGGTGCTAATTCGCACTGCTATTTATAGGACGATAATAAAATGGAAACCAACTTACTCACATCACCTCTCAAGGCTCTTATGACTGAGGGCTTATCATATGAAGGGATAAAGGCATTTATACCTTCACGTTTAATAGGTGAGGCACAGCTAATGCTGAATAGTAGATATGATAATAATACTTATAGGCATTTACAGAATCAGAAAAGATATGGTCATTTAGTTTCAAAATACATAGCCACAATTAATAAGAATGATTATATTTCATCTCATGAGCATAACAGCACTATTGCTGTGAGTCATTACTTGAAATTTATACTTTCAAACTATGGTACATACCACCTCAATAGACTTGAGCCTCAATTAAATATAGTCAAAGAAAATTTTGCGAGTAGAACATGGACGTATTTAGATGAGGATATTTTTAAAGGTATTTTATTCAATTATGATAATTTTCATTTAATCCAAAATTTACATAAACTCCATATTTCAACAGTAGATGAATCATTAATCGCTTACTATCCCTCTCTAAAACATTTAAGAGAGGGTAGAGAGGTGAGGACGAGAATAGGAAAATATCTCTCTAAATATGCGAGTTTAATTTATGGTGATTTAGAATCAAATGACTTAGCGTCTAAGGTCAAAGACACAGTAGATAGATTTAATTTAATTTATTGTGATGCTAAAGATTTTGAAATCGAAATAATCTCTGATGACTGTGATAATAAACAATTATGGAATAAAGCCTATGACAGTAATTCAATAGTTCATAGCTGTATGAGTAACGAGGATATAGGCACTGCCTATTGCACAGGCAGAGGTCAACTTGCCTTAGCTGTGGTGAGGCATAAAGACACCAAACAAACATTAGCACGTTGTATTATTCGATTACATAATGACAAGGTGACAGATAATCGAGAGGGAGTAATTAGATTTTATCCACCAACTGAATCGAGTACTGCCTCAATGTATTTAAAAAATTATCTTGCTGATATAGGTTATTCTGAGCATGTTTCATTGAGTGGCATATATTTAAAGACTTATGAGCATGAAAATGGCTCATTTTATGCACCATATATTGATGGTGGCACTAATGTGGCAGATTTAAAATATATAAATGATGAGCCATATTTTTTAATCACTAGTTATGGTGATTACTCATTAGACAGGACAGATTTAATTGCGAATGATGGCAAAGAATATTATGCCTGTGACTGCTGTGGTGAGAGTATGCATGAGGATGAATCCACATATATATCAACTGATGAAAACTCAGTCTGTGATTCATGCTTAGATAATTACTATACAAGAGATATTGAGGATGAATTTATACATGATAGTTATGCAGTTTATGTGGCTGATTTAGATGTTTATGTTCATCAAGATAGATTAGAACTTCATGATATTGTTTATTCTGACATAGAGAATGAATACTATCACATTGATAGCGTTTATTTTAGTATAAGAGAAGGTACATATATTTTTATTGATGATGTCATCTCTGTTGATTTTTCAACTGTTGATGATGATGAATTAATATATAAAAGTCATTCTGTATTTTTGCCCTGTGGTGCTGTGGTGCATGAGAATGATTATGACCATTTTATAAACTTACTTAATGAGGTGAAATAATGAATATTAAAAACTTACTAATGGATATATGCACCTTTAGACGTGGACACAATTCAAGAGGTGAAAAAGCTTTTATTAAAAAATATATGGCAGATTTTGTGCCATTTTATGATTCTAATGGTGAGGTGATAGCCTATGGCTATGATAATTTAAAGCCCTGCCAAAATCGTATTTTGTGGTCATCTCATATCGATACAGTCCACAATCCTAAAGGCAAAATATCTCAATCGGTCTATTGTGATTCAATCACTAATGTTTTATTTATTGATGAAAAAACTGCTGATTGCTTAGGTGCTGATTGTGGCTCTGGAGTGGCTCTCATGCTCTCAATGATTGATGATGATGTTCATGGTTATTATTTATTCCATAGAGGTGAGGAATTAGGGCGTATAGGCTCGCAGGCTATGGCTGAATGTCATACTGATTTTATCGAGTCATTTACTCACGCTATGGCATTTGATAGAAGGTCAACGGATTCAATCATCACCTATCAGAGTGGTCAACGCTGTTGCTCTGAAAAATTCTCAAGCCAATTAGCTGAATTATTGAATATGAATTTTAAGTCTGATGATACAGGCTCTTATACTGATACTTATTCATATATTCATTTAATAGATGAATGTACCAATATCAGCATAGGCTATGATTCAGAGCATACCTCAAGAGAATCACAGAACATCAATCATTTAATAGCCCTTGCTGAATCAATAAAGGCTGTTGAATGGCAAAATATTTCTTTAGTAATTGATAGAGATAAAACACAGGATGAATATAAATCATATTTATGGACTGATTATCGCACCTATTATGATAGTTATGACTTATCTGTCTATGACCTTGAGGATATGAGTTTCAATGAGAGATTCGAATATCTCAAGAGCCTTGATAAGTATGAACTGATTAATCTCATTGAGGATATGCTCTATTCCTCAAGGGCTTGTATTGAATAGCTGTATTTAATAGCTGTTATATAAAAGCCCTCATTTGAGGGCTTTTTTATTGCCTATTGACTTTCACAATAGCGTTATAAGAGGGTTTTTATATAACAGTAATATCAAAGTATCAAATTTTATTAAAAGCTCTATATGAGCTTAAAAAGGTGGTTTATGGGCATTTGCTTAATTTTTAAGCAAGTATTTAATTAATTATTTTTAAAAAAGGGAAAAGATATAGAAAAATTTATACCTCTAAAACTTACATAATGAGCCTTAGAGCAATTTTTAAACTTTTATAAGCTTAGGTATTAAAGTTTTAAAATAACGCTTTATAGGGCTTTTATGTGGTCATACTTTTGTATTACGTTTGTATTACTATTGTATAACCATAGTATTACTTTTGTAATTTTACGAGTTAAGAATTTTGCACCCAAAAATACGCTGTAAAATTCAAAGCTGTTATTTTTCAAACCCCATTTTATCTTTAAATTTTTTAAACTTTAGGATTGACTTTTGAAGATTTATATTGTATAGTTTTTATTAGGAGATTAGTTATGATTAAATATTATTTTTATGAAGTGTTCGATCAAACGAACAAAAGTTTAGGGTTCGTTTTTGGACAAGATTTTCCTGAAGCAAGAAATGCGGCAGAAATTTTGTACGGAAATGGAATTTTTTTAAAAACTGTTGATGAGGAAACATTATGAAATATATCGCATTTTTAATTTTTATGGTATTATTAATTATGTATTTATTTTGTTTGTTTCTTGTTTTAACTTATTAAGGAGAGTATATGAAGTTTAGAGTCAAAGCATCAGAGTTAATTAATTACGAAGCTAACGTAGAAGCTGAAACCTACGAACATGCTAAAGAAGTTTTCTATAAAACTATTGCAGAGGACACCATGAATGAGTGTATTACAGGTGCTAATTTTGAGATAGATGTTGTGGAGAAGTTATCATGAGTTGTATAGAAAATGAAATTATTTTAGAAAACTTATATGATGAGTTTTATGAACAGTTTAGAGCAGAAGGTTGGTTTCCAGGACCAGCTCGTATCTTAGCTCTTAAATGGGCTTATAATAAATTTAACAATACTCAAGGAGATTATGAAAATGATTAAAGACTTACATGGTGACGAAGAAGAAATTCGTCAAGAACAAAAACAACGTGAACTTGATCTTATTGACTATCATTTATACTTACAAGAGTTAGGTGATGTTGACGAGTAAATCAGATTTTCTTTATGAGGTTTATGATGATGATTTTCCTATTAGAAGGTTTCTCTCCTTAGATTCTGCTAGGCAGTTTATCATTAATAAACCTCACCTTAAAATTAAAAAGATCCAACATATTGATTGGAACAACTATGAACCTTGTTTATTTTAGAAAGGAATTATAATGCGTTGCAAGGCTTGTGATAAAATTCTCTCTGACTACGAAGCAACTCGTAAAGGTGAGAATTCTAAAGAATATCTCGATCTGTGTAACTACTGTTACTCGACAATCTCAAAAGAAATTTTAGTAAACGAACGAGAAGACTTAATGACTCCTGATAGTTTTTTAGATGAGGAGTACTTCGAGGAATGAGTCATTTTTTACGTAATACTCGTTGTCCTAAATGTGCTGAACAAGGTAATGATCGATCAGGAAATAATTTAGCAATTTACTCTGATACCCATAAATATTGTTTTGCATGTGGCTATTATGAGAAGGGTGACATTGTAGAAAAATACAGGCAAAAACTTGTACCAAAAACTTCAAGTAGTTTCTTCACTCCTGCTTTAACTTTTGATGATAAAGCTTTGTTATACTTAAAGAAATATGGTCTTACAGATAAGGAAATTGAAGACAATTATTTTTGGGATGAGTCAGGTTTTCTTGTATTTAATGCAAAAGTTTTTCAGAATGCAAGAAACTTTAATAACACTTTTCCAAAGTATATTTCTCGAGGAACGATCCGAGGTAATGAGGTAATCTTTCACAAATCTAAAAACTATGTTATAATAGTAGAGGATAGTGTAAGTGCGATTAAAGTTGGACGAGTATGCTCAAGTGTTGCAATTCATAATTCAGTTATACCTCATGAACTTTTAATGAGGTTATCAAAAGATTATGACAATTTAGGAATTTGGTTAGACCCTGATAAGCAAAAAGAGATGTTAGGTGAATCTAAAAAAGCTGCAATTTATTTTAACAATGTGAAAGTAATTTGGACAGATAAAGATCCAAAAGATTTTACTACAAAAGAGATTACTCAAATATTATTTGACAAAGGAATTTCTGTATGATAGAATTAATTATAATTAAATATATATTAAATAATAATATATATAATAAATATAATAATTATATTAATTTAACTAATAAAGAATTAGTTAAAATATATTATATTATTAAACAACTACATGAAGCCTCTGACGAGGACTTCACAGTAGATGATCTAGAACTAAAGTTCTTTAGTGAATATCCATTCTTAAAATCTTCTGAAAAAGAAATGTTCTCAGGTATCTTTGAACAACTTCGTAAGGTTCATGCTGATGACGCTAGAGTAGAAGAGTTTATGAAGAAACAACGAGACATGGTTCAGGCTCATAGAATTGCTGAACTATCTCTTGAAGTTACTGAGGGCAGAAAAGAATTTATTGACTTGTTAAGTCATGTTTCTACACTAGATGCTGACGCACCTGTGGAAGAAGAAATTGAATTTGTTTCTGATGACTTAGAAGAACTTTACAATAATCTGGTAGTTACTCAAGGATTACGTTGGAGACTTCCATGTTTAAATAAAGCTTTGGGTTCTCTTCGTAAGGGTGACTTTGGATTTGTGTTTGCTAGACCTGAAACAGGTAAAACAAGTTTCTTGGCTAGTGAAGCAACATACATGGCTGAACAAACTGATCGTCCTATACTTTGGTTCAACAACGAGGAACAAGGTGAAAAGGTTATGATGAGATGTGTTCAAGCTTCTTTAGGAATGACAGAAGGAGAATATAAAAATGATCTTAAGAAATACAGGCAAGCTTTCCATGATAAGACTAAACGTAATATTAAAATTGTTGACAATGCGAGTATTCATAAGACTTATGTTGAGAAAGTTTGCAAGGCAATTGAGCCGTCTTTAATTATCTTTGACCAGATAGACAAGATCAAGGGCTTTGATGAATCACGAACTGACTTGACTCTTGGTGCTATCTACCAATGGGCAAGGGAACTTGCTAAAACCTATGCACCTGTTATAGCTGTGTGTCAAGCAGATGGTACAGGTGAAGGAGTTAAATGGTTGACAATGGGGCATGTAGCTAATGCTAAAACATCTAAACAAGCTGAGGCTGATTGGATTCTAGGTATTGGTAAGAGCAACCAAGAAGGGCTAGAGTATGTTCGTCATTTAAACATCAGCAAGAATAAACTTGTAGGTGATGAAGACTCTATTCCTGAGTTGCGTCATGGCAAAATGGATGTTATTATTAAACCTGAGGTAGCTAGATATGAAGATGTCTAAGAATAGAATATGTAATGTGTGCCGTAGTCCTGCAAGAATCTACCACAAGGATAAGTGGTGGTGTGGACTTGATTACAACACAGCTAATGGTATATGTAAAAAATTAAAAGGAAAAGATGAAACCACTAATACTAGATGTAGAGACGACAACGGAGAATAAGGGGAGTCCTTTCTCTGTCAATAATAAACTATGTTACATAGGTTTATTTACAGGGGATACTCATTATATCTTTGATATAGAATACTCTGATAGACCTTATAGAGATATGCTAGAAGAAGCCCAGGAGGTTATTAGTCAATATGATACAATTGTTGGATTTAATTTAAAGTTTGATTTACATTGGATTCGTAAGTATGGGCTTGACTTCTCTCATTGTAGAGCATGGGATTGTCAGCTTACTCATTTTATTCTGACCAATCAGAAGAACCCATACCCAAGTTTAAATAAAGTTGCAGAACACTATCAGTTAGAGAAGAAACTCGATGTAGTACATGAAGAGTATTGGTCTAAGGGTTTAGATACCTTAGACGTACCACAAGATATTTTAGAAGAATATCTAATTAAAGATCTTGACGTAACCTATGAGGTATTTAAGATGCAAAGAAATGAAATCCAAAATCTTGCAGCAGAACGTCAAAGACTTATCAGCTTACATAATCAAGACTTGATTGTTTTAGAGGAAATGGAATATAATGGAATTTTATATGATGAGAAAAGAAGTTTGGAATTGGCTAAAGAACTTGAGCAAGATCTTATGGACATTAATCAAGAGCTTGTTACTCTTTGTGGTGTACCTGATCTTAATTTCAATAGCAATGACCATATTAGCTGTCTACTCTATGGAGGCTCTGTTACAATTCCTAAGAAAGAAATTGTGGGCATTTATAAGACAGGTGATAGAAAAGGTCAAGATAAGTTAGGGTGGGTAGATTACACTTATGATCTACCTAAAATTGTTGAACCAATTAAAGGAAGTGAGTTAAAAAAAGATGGATATTACAGTACAGATGAACAAACACTCCGTCAACTCCGTGGTGACAAACATGCTAAGAGAATTATTGGACTCATACTTAGACGGAGTGGTCTTGAAAAGCGTAGAGGAACTTATTATAACGGACTCCCCCAACTCAGAGTCGATCAAGGTTGGGTTGAAGGCAAGTTACATGGACAACTTAACCAATGTGTCGCTAGGACTGGTCGTCTATCTTCCTCGAAACCAAATCTACAAAACTTTGATGGAGAGATAAAAGAATTAATTTATTCGAGGTACAGTCTATGAAAAGTTCGTACTCTTATGTTTCAATGCTAAATGAGTTTTTAGCTCCTAGACATCAAAAAAAAGAGTGGCTAGAATCTAAAAAAGAGATACTAAAATACTCAAAAAATATTAAAGAACACCCACATGGTTGGTTAGTGGATAGCAAATATGTTATTACTCCGTACAATAAATGGAGAAATATAAGATATAATAAATGGTATAGGTACAAGAACATTAAAGATTTATTTGAAAGGTATATTTATGCTAATACAAGGTGACGCATCAGCGTTGGAATGGAGATGTGCGGCTTTTCTTAGTCAAGACCAAAAAGCTTTTGATGAGATTTGGAATGATGTAGATCAGCACACAGATAATCAGAATAGGTTTGGGTTACCTAGTCGTTTGATTGCAAAGACATTCGTATTCAGACTAATTTATGGTGGCTCTGCGTTTAGTTATGCCCATGATCCTAACTTTACAGAAGTGAGTAAGTCAGAGAAGTTTTGGCAAAAGGTCATTGATGAGTTCTATGTTAAATACCAAGGACTACATCGATGGCACGTTAAACTAATGCAAGAAGCCACAACAACAAGTAAAGTACAATTACCAACAGGTCGTATTTACGAGTATGAGCCTGAGTATAAGAATGGTCAGAGAGTCTATCCTAGAACTACAATTCTTAATTATCCTGTGCAAGGATTAGGTGCGGACTTAATGACGATAGCTAGAGTCTCTTTGTTTAATCGTATGAAGGATAAGTATGATGATGCAAAGCTAGTGAATACTGTTCATGACTCAATCATTATTGATTGTAAAGATGAGCATGTAGAAAGTTTATCAGAGTTAATGCTACAAGTCTTTGAAGACGTGCCTAAAAACTTTGAGAAACTGTTTGGTGTTGAGTTCAATCTTCCTATGAAAGCCGAGGTTCAATTTGGACCTAATTGGAAAGATATGGAAATTTATGAAAGAGCTTGACAAGTTTTTTATATATGGTATAATAATAATACCACTAACTCTTTTGGAGAAAATTAGATATGATTATAACATTAGTTGATGTAGGGCAACCTCAAAATGTGAAAACACAGCGAGGCTCTTATCAAACTTTAGAAGTAAGTTATCGGAATGAACAAGGACAGATACAAGGTAAGAAAATTGTATCCTTTTCAAACCCACAAGTTTTTAAAGACATACAGACTTTTCAGAAAGATGACAAATTAGATATTGCCGCAACCAAAGATGACAATGGTTATTGGCAGTGGCAATCAATTAAAAAATCAGACGGAACAGGGGGAACAACTGTGGCTACAAACAGCTCTTCAACACGTGTTACAGGTAGTAACTACGAAACAGCCGATGAACGTGCTAAAAGGCAAGTGTTTATTGTGCGTCAATCATCTTTAGCAAATGCTGTTGCAACATTAGCATTAAACAAAGAGGGTGAAGGTGCTACGGCAGAAGATGTCATAGCATTAGCAAAGACATATGAAGACTATGTATTTGCAACTGATGAGGCTTCCTAATGAAGTATCTCATTGGAGTAATAGTGGTGGCATGGGTAGTGTATTCTATCCATGTCATCTTCTTTAAAGATCATACACGTGTCATTGAATTAACTTCAGATGAACCTGTTGTTATTCAAGACCAAACTTGGGAATCAACAGTCCAGCCTATATGATTGCTTTAATTGATATGGACTTAGTATGCTTTCGTTGTGCCGCTAGTGCAGAAAACGATCCATACAATATTGCTAAGTATAGAGCAGAAGAATTACTAGACAATATCCTCACTAAAACAGAAGCCACAGAGTATCGTGGTTTCCTGTCTGCTAAAGATAACTTCCGTAAAAAAGTTTACCCTGAGTACAAAGCTAATCGTACTGCACCTAAACCTATTCATTTAGAGCAGTTGCGAGAACATGCTATGGAAAACATGAGTGCTGAAATAGCAGAAGATAATCTAGAAGCTGATGATATGTTAGGTATACATCAAACAGAAGATACCATTATATGTAGTCTAGACAAAGACTTACTACAAATTCCTGGAAAGCATTTTCAATGGGAGATTGCGGGTAAAGGTTGGAGTAAGCCTGATACATTTATAGATCAAACTCCTCTTGAAGGATTACGTTTATTCTATGAACAATGCCTTAAAGGTGATACATCAGATAACATTAAGGGTATCTCAGGAATTGGGAATAAGAAAGCTAAAATTATATTAGAAAAGTGTAAAGACGAACAAGAGATGTTTAATGCAGTCTATGACCACTATGCAACAGAAGACGAATTTATTATGAATGGTAGATGTCTATGGATATTACGTTCACTAGATGATGATTTTAAAAACCACTTTGAAAGGTTAAATATAGATAATGGCGACAAAGACGTGGACTGAGGGAAGGCTTAAGTCTTTTATAACCTCAGCACTACGTTCAGGATATAATAGATACCCACCTAAGTATGAAATACTAAAGGAAGCTTCTGTGGGTAAAATGCTTAACAAAGATACTAAACGTATAGCACAGCATTATAAATGTGCTAAATGTAAAGGCAACTACCCTGCTAAAAAGATTAATGTAGATCATATAGAGCCTGTGGTAGATCCTAAAAAAGGTTTTATAGATTGGAATACATTTATTTCAAGATTATATTGCAAGAAAGAAAATTTACAGGTATTATGTAATACATGTCATACAAAAAAGACGCAACAAGAACGAAAACAACGATCAAAAGGAAAAGTTTAATGACCCCTAGAATCTTACTTATCGATATTGAAACCTCGCCCAATACGGCATCCGTGTGGGGCATATGGCAACAGAATGTTTCGTTAAACCAATTATTAGAATCCTCACAAACCATCTGCTATGCAGCCAAATGGTTAGGTGATGATGAAGTAATGTTTGATAGTGTGCATTCGTCCTCACACAAAAAAATGCTGAAGTCCGTCCATAAGTTATTAGACGAAGCTGATGCAATCATTCATTACAATGGAGCAAAGTTTGACATTCCTACCCTTAACAAGGAATTCTTACTTGCTAAAATGACTCCACCTTCCCCATCCAAGCAGATTGATTTACTTAATGTAGCTCGTAGACAATTTAAGTTTGTGTCTAACAAGTTAGATTATGTATCTCAAGCTCTTGGTTTGGGTAAGAAGGTTGAGCATGAAGGTCATGAACTATGGCTTCGCTGTATGGCAAAAGATAAAGAAGCTTGGAAAATCATGGAAGAATACAATAAGAATGATGTGGTTCTTCTTGAGAAAGTTTATGAAAGATTTAAACCTTGGTGCAAACAACATATTAATATGTCATTGTTTGATGATGAAGTATTAGTATGCCCCAACTGTGGGGGCAACCATTATCAGAAACGTGGGTTCTCTTACACAAACTCTTGTAAGTATCAACGATTACAATGTCAAGAGTGTGGTAATTGGTTTAGAGATAATCGTAATCTAGCACGTAAAGAAGGTGGAAAGTTTGTTAATATTGCGTGATCTTGTAGAAAGGAAAGAAATGAATGCAACAGATACTCAGGTAGGTGGCGATCACTATCGTAAGTTTAAGATACAGCCTACTGAATTTATACATAAGAATGGAATACCTTTTATTGAAGGATGTGTCATCAAATATGTAGTAAGGTGGCGAGATAAGAATGGTATTCAGGATATAGACAAGGCTATTCATTTCTTACAACTTCTCAAGGAACTAGAAAATGATACTAACAACAGCAGAACTTAATGAGAAGGTTATAGAACAAATCAATGAAGTAGATTTACTTGAATTACTTGATTTAACAACAGAAGAACTTGTTTATGCTTTTCAAGACAAGATAGACGAAAGAAGAGAGGTCTTATTAGACGCTTTAGAATTAGACGAATTAGAAGAGGAAGAATAAATGGACAAAAGTCAAAAGATATTATCAGATATAACTATTTTTAATAAATACGCAAAGTACATTCCTGAAGTTAAACGTAGAGAGACTTGGGATGAACTCGTAGAACGCAACATGGTAATGCACATTCGTAAATACCCTAATATTAAACAGGAGATTAAAGATGTTTATCAAATGGTTTTTGCTCGTAAAGTACTCCCTTCTATGCGTAGTTTACAGTTTGGTGGAACTCCCATTGATCTGTCTAACAATCGCATGTTCAATTGTGCTTTTTCCCCTTGCGATCATCCTGCCGTCTTTAGCGAAACCATGTTTAATCTTCTTGGTGGTTCGGGTGTTGGTTTTAGCGTCCAAAAAAGACACACAGAGAGATTACCTGAGATTGTTGGTCCGACAGATAAG